GACGGGAGCGGTGTACGACTTTTCCACGCTGACGGGCGCCCCCTCTGTCGATCAAGTGTGGACGATGGGTGCCATCTACATCGACGGCTCGCGCACGCTGCATCGTCAACAAGCGGGGCTGCGACTGTCGCGAGCGCAACGCGTGAGGCTCTGATGCGCGATCATCGCAAGCGAGTCGGTCAGCGCTTCAGCGTCTCGCATCTGTTACAGGGGAACGATGGCAACGACTCGCAGAGTCAGGTCTTGCTGTACCCATCGTCCACCGTTCCGCTGCGACTGATCTCGTGGGAGTTCTCCGGCGCGTTAAGAGCGGGCACGGTATTTGAGGGCTCGCTCACGATGAACATCCTCATTTATGCGGCGCTCCAGACTGCTCCCGGTTCTCCAAGCGCGCAGATCACTCCGCAGCCACTAGACCCATCGGGGCCAGCGGCGACGTTCACGGCATGGTGGCCGGCAAGCGGAGTCGGCCTAGGGACAGCGAAGGAATACTTCGTTCAGGCGCGCGTGCCATTCGACCAGCCGTTCGAGTTCGTTCTTCCGATTGAGCGCGAGATCATCTTCCCCGCTGGCGGCTTCGGATACTTTCACTACTCGCACGAGTACATCTTCAATCTCAATGGCGGGTATCACGGCCTGTCGTCCACGGTCATCGTCGAGGAGTTGAACTGACGATGGGCCGCGTCTATCAGATGTTCTTCGGCGCATACGACTACGGCGTGCAGCTTGATCTGTTCCAGTTCACCGCTGCGGCTGGCATTCCTGTCGCGGTGCACGGTTTCGGTATGTTCCCGTACACGGAGATCGGCGACGGGAACGATCAGATCATCAGCCTCTCGCTGCTGCGAGGAAGTTCTGGCACAACGTCGGGCAGCGGCGGCTTCGTTCCCGGTCCCGGCCTTCCGCCTTATCAGCCGTCCGACTCGGCCGCGTCGTTCGCTTTCCTCTCTCGAAACACCACGCTGATGACCGGAGGAACCATCACGACGCTGCGCGCGTGGGTCTGGGACTTTCGCGTGCCGTTCTACAAATACTTCACGCCAGAGACGAGGCCGATAATCGCTGGCAGCGAGCGGATGGTGCTGCGCATGGGGTCAGCACCCGCGTCCGTTCTGCAGCAAGTCGGCTACGTCATCGCCGAGGAATTGGCATAACCGGAGGATTGCATCATGGGCCGTATGTACTCTGTTCCTTTTGTCGCAGCGGCCGTCGCAGCCGCGAACGATCTGTTCGAGCTGACCGCCGCCGCGGGAAAGCCCTGCGTTGTCCACTCGATTGAGATCGAGCAGTACACCGAAGTCGGCGATGCGGCCGAGGAAGGGCTGTCGCTGACCCTGCGGCGCGGCACATCCGGCACGACATCCGGCAGCGGCGGATCATCGGTCACGCCCGTGGCTCAGATCAGCTCCGACGCTGCCGCCGGTTTGGCGGCCGAGTCGAACAACACCACGTTGATGACCGGCGGCACGATCACGACCTTGCGGGCATGGGCATGGAACGTCCGCATCCCATTCAACAAGGTGTTCACGCCCGACACCGCGCCGGTAATCGCCGGGGGTGAACGACTGGTCCTGCGCCTTGAGGGCGCGCCGGCTGATTCGATCACGGTCAACGGAACCGTGATGGTCGAAGAAATCGGCTGACCATGCAGCGCTACGGCGGGCTGTATCGGCGGTACTTCCCGCGCCCGAGGGCGTGGCGGGATGTCGTCGCCGTTGCCGTCCTCACGAAGCTCACCGACAACGCCGCCGCCGCGCTGGCCGAGGCGAGCGCCGCCGCCGACAGCCTCGAAGCTCAGGAGGTGATGTCGGCGGCTCTCACCGAGTCGTCAGCCGCCGGGGATAGCCTTTCGGCCTCGCTGATTTCGGCGGCAGCGGCCAGCGAATCGAGCGCCAGCGCCGACGAACTCACAGCCGGCTCGGCGACATCGGCCAGCGCGGCCGAATCGTCAGCCGGCGCAGACGCCCTCGACGCCTCTCACACGCGGGTCGGCGAGCTGGCCGAATCCTCTGCGGCCGGCGAATCCGTTGCGGCACAGCAGACATCGGCCGTAGCGGTCGCGGACTCAGCGGCCGGCGCCGACAGCCTCGCGGCCTCGTGGACGACGAGCGCGGCCGTCACCGAGTCGGCCGCCGCTGCCGAAGCCCTGACAGCCGGCGCGGTCGGCACCGCAGCCGTCGCCGAGTCGTCAGCCGCAAGCGAATCCACCGCAGCGCAGCAGAGTTCGGCCGTCACGCTGTCGGAGTCGGCCGCCGGCTCAGAGGCCGTGGTCGCTCAGATGACAGCGGCCTCCGCGCTGTCAGAGGCCGCAGCCGGCGCCGATTCGCTGGTCGGCACGATGACCGCCGCGACGGCCCTTTCCGAATCCGCTGCCGGCGCGGACACGCTCGCGATCAACCAGAACACGTTCTCCGACAGCCTCGCAGAGTCGGCGGCCGGCGCTGAAGCCCTTGCTGCGGTGCATCAGACGGCCTCGGCCCTGACCGAATCCGCAGCTGCCGGCGAGGCCGTGGCCGCTCAAGCGACCTTCGCCTCTGCGCTGGCCGAATCGGCGGCGGCCGGCGAGGCGGTCGCGGCGCAATCGTCTGTCGGCTCCGCGCTGTCTGAGGCCTCGGCCTCGGCCGACGATCTGACCGCCCTCGGAGCGGCCGACCTCACCTTGACCGAGAGCGCGGCCGGCGCCGACGCCCTGTCGGCCCAGCAGACCGGCTCGGCCAGCGTGTCAGAATCGGCGGCTGCGTCTGAGTCGGTCGCCGGGGCGCTGACATCCTCGGCAACGCTGTCGGCCTCGTCGGCCGGCGCGGACGCGCTCTCCGCTGCTCGAGCAGACTCGGCAGCCCTGACCGAGGCCTCGACAGGCTCAGAGGCACTTCTGGCCGCCCTCATCGGCATGGCCGAGCTGGTCGAGCAAGCGTCACCCGATGATCTGCTGATCGTGTCGGTCCAGCTCAACGCGATGCTGGCCGAGACAAGCGAGGCGGGCTTCTTCGTCTACCCCGGCACGCTCGGCTCGGTCGAGATCGTCGAGGTGTCGGAGGCCGGCGCCCTGCTGACGGCCTACCGCGTACCGGACGACTACATCGCGCTGGCGCGCGCCCTGCTCGTTGACGCCGAGAACCGGACGCTTACCATCGAGGCCGAGGACCGCGCGCTGCACGTCGCGGCCGATGACCGGGTGCTTCGGATTCGCCGCGAGCGGTCGATCCACTAAGGAGTTCCAGATGGACGGGTTCTACAGGACGCCGGACGGCGCGCGCGAGATCAAGAAGGACGACGACGGCGAGCTCACGTACTGGTTCGACTGGACGGATTGGCTCGGCGCTGACCGGATCGACACGCAAGTGCTCGCGCTGGCGGACAGCCCTACGATGGAGCTGGTTGGGTCGGGCACGATCCACGACGGCCTGCGGGTCGAGGCCAAGGTGCGCGGCGGCGCGATCCGTGACCGCGCGAAGCTCTCGTGCAAGATCACCACCGTCGCGGGCGAAGTGGACGAGCGGACCTTCTACATCCGCGTGGTCGAGAAGTAGGTGGCGCTCCAGATCACGCTGCAGCCGACGGCGGCGATCCTCCTCGCCGATCTGAAGCAGCTGCCGCCGACCTTCGAGAAGGAAGCGATCCTCAAGCTCTCGGTCGCCGCCGAGGCCGAGGTCCGTCGCGGGGCCGACAAGCACACGAAAACGGGCCGGCTGTTCCAGTCGGTCTACAACCGCGAGATCAGCAACGGACGCGAAGTCGGCCACGATCCAGAGCGCGCACCGCACGCGCTGTTCGTTGTTGGCGGGACGCGGCCGCACGTCATCGAGCCGAAGAACCGCAAGGTGCTGCGCTTCCCGGTCGGCTCTGGAGGCAACACGCGGTTCGTTTTCGCCCGCCGGGTCAATCACCCCGGCTACAAGGGCGACGACTACATGACACCGGCGGCGAACGCTGCCATGCTCCAGCTCCAGTCGATCATCGACTCGCTGAAAGGATAGGAGGCCGCCATGGCCCTGACGCTCGACTACCCCGACGCCTACCTCGCGCGGTTCTGCACCGACGAGCGCGAGGCCCGCGCCTATGCCGACGTGGACCTGCTCAACACGGGCAACCCGTTCAGCACGCAATGGCGCGACACGCTGGCGCGGCTGCGCTGCTACATCATCGCGTGCATCGAGAACCAAGCGGCTCCCGACGATCTGTTCACCTCGAAGCTCAAGTCCTACCGCTCCGAGTTCGACAGCGCCTACGGCCAAGCGGTCGCCGCAGCCGATGCCGCAGCCGACTCGCCGAACTCGGCGCTGTTCTTCGCCATTCCGATTGAGCGTGCGTGATGGCGACGAAGGACGCTGTGTTCGCGCTGCGGGACCTGTTGTCGGCTGTCCCCGGCGTCGCCTCGTGCAAGGTTGGGTTCGAGGCCGACATCTCGCCGGCCGACTGGCCCATCGTCCGCATCGTGTCCGACACCGAGACACCGGGCCGACCCTACGGCGAGGCCACGATGGGAGCGACCATCTACTTCGGAATGCCCATCGCCTCGGCCGAGGGCCTTGAAGCCGTGTACGAGGCACTTCTGGACCTGCGCGACGCCATCACAGAGGCACTTCGCGGCACCGAGCTACGCTGGCGGCAGATCGTCTACGACTCGGACCGGATCACGACCTACAAGCTCGCAGCGATCTCCATCGAGCTGCCAGTCGTCAGCGCATCCGCGTGAAGTCGTCAGCCGCCTCGTCCAACGTCTTGACCCGGTAGGCGTCGGGCGTCCCTTCGTTGTGGATCGACCCAACGTCCTCGCCGTCGAGCGCGCGCTGTAGCTTCGCGCGGCTGCCGGCGACCTTCGCGGCCTCAGTCTGATCCATCGACCGGAGCAACGTCTGCCCGGCGTTGGGCCGGAAGCGCGGCTGCTCGGTCACCAGCGCGGTCGCCAGCGTGCATCGGCAATGGGGATGGGCCGGCGGCGACGGGGCCGTGAGCTTCGGGTAGACGCCCCGGCCGAGGCCGTATTGATCCACCCCGGCGTAGTAGTCGCAGATGTCCACCTCGGGATGCGTGATGCTCAACGTCCAGCGGACGTACTGCACCATGCTGTCGTCCAGCAGCTCCTTTGCCCGTCGGCGCGAGTAGGCTCTGTGCAGCTCGGTCTGCGCGATCCGGTTGGCGAGGTATCGGGCCTTCTCGTAGAACGCCACGCGCAGCCGCCTCAGAAGCAGCTCGCGTCCTGCGCCGGCCTCGATCCGGTCGAGGGCGTCGAGGACTTGCTGATACGCGGCCCGCAGCTCGTTCGTTTGCAGCCCTTCGACCTGTAGCTGCGCGAACGCGCGCACGAGGTTGTCCTCGAGGTCGGGCAGCAGCGCGTCCTTGATGTACTTCGGGATCAGCGAGTCGGCCCGCGCGAACGTCAACACCTCTTGCTCGCGAAAGCCGTAGCCCTCGAACAGGTCCAGAGCCAGCTCTCGCACTCCGCTGATCGCCTCGACGTGCTGGGCGACGACGGCCCGCACCGCCGTCTGGACGGCCTCTCGGTTAGCGTAGAGCGCCTCGGACAGCGTGACCTCGCCGACTCGCATGGCAAGGACCGACGGCGTGCCGACCTGCTCGGCCATCACCTGCGAGAACGCGGCCGCCATCAGCGTCGCATACTGGCCGTCGAACGACTGGAGGACCGAATCGACCGCATCCACGGGGGCTGATCCAGCCAGCACGAGCCGCTGATACTCGCCCCAAGCGCGCTCCATCTCGGCGTCGATCTGCGAGGCGACCGAGTTCAGCAGGACCTGCTCTTGCTCTGGGGTCATCATCGGCCGCTCGCGAGGTCGAACGCCATGGACACGATACGGTACGCCGTCTTGCGGCTGATCTCAAAGTGCGCGATCAGAGAGCGCGACACCTCGGCCCGTGGCGCGCCGTTCTTGACCATCCTCATGGCATAGGCGAGCCGCTGCGCTCGGCTGATCGCGGCCGGGTCTACGGTCATCAGCAGCGTGAGGTCCATCACAACCCGGCTACGTGCAGCCCATGCGTACCCGCTTCCCTCACCGAGATCAGCGGCTGGATCGCGTACCGGATCGAGTCGATGTAGTGATTGTGCGCATCTATCACATCGGGCATCACGTCGCCCGTCAGCCGGTCGGTCCGGTAGCTGTAGAGCCTCGTTTCGCGGATCGTCTCGCGGCACCTCGGATGGACGACGATCTCCTTGTACGACCGAAGGTGGCTGATTCCGTCCTGTACGCTGTTCGGCCATTTCAACACCGCCGTCACAAAAGGCAGCCCGTGGCGCTGCAAGTAGCTGATCGACTCCGGCCGCGATGAGTCGGCTCGGATCGTGTGATCGGCCAGTTCGGGTATGCGGTCCTTGAGGAACTGCGAGGTCGCGTCCAGCTCCAGCTCGATCTGGCCGGCCTCTTTCTCGATCCACAGCCGCCCATCCCCGACCCAGCATTTCGTAGCCGCCGTCGGGTCTTGCGAGAAGCCGAAGTCGAGGCCGAAGTATGGGCCTGTCCAATGGTCGCGCGGCGCGAACTCGTCCACCCGCACCTTGCCGTGGAGGACCTGCGCCACGGAGTTCGACAGGTAGGCGCCTTCCCAGATGTGCGAGTACGTGGCCGGGTCGAGCCGCGACTGGTCATGCCGGCGCTGGCGCTCAAGGACGGCAGGGAACCACGGGTTGTCGTGGTAGTGGATCTCCGACACCAGCGCGTCGGGCGGCCGGTTCTTGCGAAGCAGCGAATCGACCGGCGAGCCGTCGGTTTCGGGGTTCCACAGCGCCCATATCTCGGAGCGCGGCGCTCGGACCGTGGGCAAAAGGTGCTGCCAGCTGCGCTCGGGGACGTTCTCGGCCTCCTCGACGATGCAGAGGTCAATCGCCGCCATGGACCGGATGGACGCGATGCTGCGCCGCAGCCCTCGAAAGACGAACTCGGTGCCGTTCTCGCCGATGATGTACGACTCGCCGATCTCGTACTTCTCGCGCAGCCACGGCCGCTCGGTGATGACCCGCGACAGCTCGGCATGGAACGACTCGCGGATCGAGGTCTGGAACTCCCGTGTCGCCAGCACGCGCAGCCGCTCGGCCATCCCCCAGCACGCCGCGATCAGAGCGAAGGAGTAGGACTTGCCAGACCCACGGCCGCCAAAGGCACCGCGGTAGCGGGCCGAGCCGCGCGGCGGCGTGAGAACCGGCACCAGCCTCGGAGGGATGGATACCCGAGCGGTACTCAGCTCCCCTCCGTGGGGTCCTTGTCCGTGTCGTCGAACTGGCCGGGGACGATCTCGATTCGGGTGACAGGGGTCATCGAGCGATCATCTGAGCTGTGGTTCAGATCGACCTTCTCGCGCCAGCCGGCCCGCGTCTTGAGCCAGAAGATGCACGCCGTGGTGTCGCCGGCCCGCGCCTTCTGGTAGAGGGTCTGAGCGACGGCCGCGTTCGCATCCACCCGGCCGTGGTCAAGCTCGACGCGGTACTTGCGCACGAGCGTGTCCTGCGAGATGCCAAGGCGCGACGCGATGTCCTCATGGCGAACACCGTAGGCGGCCAGCGACCGGACAAGCGTGCGGCTTTCCTCGGTCGGCCGGTGCGGCCTCGTGTTGCGTTTCGGTCGGTCGGTCATCGGCAGGGCTTTTTTAACTGTGCAAGGCAGGTCAGTCCTTGATCCATCGTGGCGGCCGGCCCCTACGATACTCGGCGGCGTTTCGGTCGGACAGAGGTGGGTGACCCGCCAGCCGGCGCGCCCGCATCATCCGTTCGTAGCATCGAAGGCAGATGGCCCTTCGGGAGCGGATGAGGAACAGCGCGAACCGCTCGGCGACGTGGCGGGCGCATCCGTAGCAGAAGACGACGCGATCACCGGAGCCCAAGGTACTTGTGCGTTTGCACGCTGACCCGCCAGCCTCGCATGAGGGCCTGCTCGACGCAGATGGCGGTGGACTTGATGCTCTGCGACAGCGGCTGCAGGTAGATGCGACCGGCGGCCGGCGCGCTGCCCCAGAGGTGCTTCTGAGCCAGCAGCCGCTCCACGTCGGCGACCTTGCCCACGGGGAGCTTGATCTCGTCGGCCCGCTGCCACGACTGCGGCAGGACCGACCGGCCGCCCGGCATTTCGAGCTTCGGCGAGAGGGTCAGCCAGTACGTGCGCTCGAGCGGCAGCGGGTAGGTGCCGGACGACTCGACCTGCACGAAGTAGCCGGCGGCCCGCAGCGCAGCAATCAGCGGCGAAAGATCGTGCATTGCCGGCTCGCCGCCCGTGAGGACGACGTGCGACACGGCGCGGCCGGCCGCGACACGGGACACGTTCTGGACGATCTCCTCGGCCAGCATCTCGGCGAAGTCGGGCGTCGGCGCGTGGCCCTTGTTGAGCATGACCGGAATCCAGACCCGGTTGCCGGCCGGCGGCGGAGAGGCGGTCGGAGCAAGCGGAGAGGCAAGGAGAGCCGGTCGGGCACCTTGAGTGCCGGCAGAGGAACCGTCGGAACCCTTAGGTGCCGCTGAGGAACGGCCGAGAAGATCAGAGGGTACGACGGGCTTCTCAGCGGCCTCTCTGGGCTTCTCGCCAGTCCGCCGCAGCCGGTCAGGGAACGCCCACGTATGCTTGGTGTCGCACCACGGGCACCCAACGTCGCAGCCCTGCAGCCGCACGAAGATCGCAGCCGTCCCGGTGAACGCGCCCTCGCCCTGCACGGTCGCGAACATCTCGTTCACGGCGTAGACCTGTTCCACGTGAAACACTCCTAGTCGTCGCTGGCCGGATCGTCGGCCCAGCCGGGATAGGTCCAGACGGCGATCCAAGCGAACGCGCCGAACACGACGGACAGGACGAAAGCGGCGACGGCGGCCGGCCCACGCTCGTCGAAGTCGTAGCCGGCGAGCCAGCAGCCGGTCACCGCAAGTGCGGCGGCGATCACCGCAGCTGCGGCGGCGGCGATGTCGCGGCTCACCCGCCGAACTCCGACAAGCGGGCCAGCGCCCCACACTTTCGCGTCTCCATGACCTCGACCTCGACGAGCCGGACGTTCGTCGGCAGGACCATCGGGCCGACGATCCGCAGCAGGTGGTCGGCGAGGTTCTCGGCGGTCGGGTTGAACGGCACGCCCACGACGGCCCAATCCAGCGCGCCGAGCTGCGGCCAGAGCGGATCCTCGACCCAGACGAGGAACCGATGGTCCCACTCGCGTTCAAGCCACTCGCAGAGGGTGGACTTGATGACCGAGAAGTCAATCACCCTGCCCACGCTGTCGAGCGATTCGGCCTCGCAGGTCAGCCGGAACAGGTAGTTGTGGCCGTGGAGGTGGGCGCACTTGGATTCGTGGCCGTGCACGCGGTGGCCGCACGCGATTTCATGCTCACGGGTGGCGCGGATCAGTCGGATCATGGTTTCGGCTGGTGAAAGCGTTCGCGGGCGATCATACGGCCGGCGGCGACCTCGACGACGATCTGCCGCCCCGGCGATGGGTCGAGCGTTCTGATGGCGGCCTCGATGGCATCCACCGGCGAAATGCCGGGGTTCTGGCGCATCAGCGTCGCGGCAAAGGCGGCAACCCGCCTCTGCAGCGGTTCCGGCATGGTTTTCACAGCCACCAGCGGCGACCGTAGACCGACCCCGAGCGGGCCAGCGCGCGCGCCAGCTTGGACGGGTGGCTCGCCTTCTTCGGTCGGGCGACAGTAAGCGGAGCAGACGGCGCCGAGACTGTCACTTGCTGCGATGCGGTAGCGAATGAGCTGAGAAGCGACAGAAGTGCGAGAGCAGACGAGCGTTGCATCGGGGGTTCCTCAGACGCGCGGGAT